CGCCACTTTTACAACTGGTACGATAATCTTCATAGCCTTTTGAATTACGCTCGATATCACCGAAAATGCCACACTAAATATAGTTTTCAGGTTGTTTATAATGCTGCTAACCCTTGTTTTGATGTTACTAATGTTTGCACTAAATTTATTCAAGTCAACGCCGCCCACAATCGCTTTTAACGCCCTGCCTGCCGCTGCTGCGCCCTCGCTGATACCACCTGCAAACTTTTTCTTGAATATACCTGCTATGCTCCCGATTGTATTCCCGATAGATGTAAATTTGTTTTTGAAATCCTCTGTTGAAAAACCTGCTTTTTCAAATGCGTTTTTAAACCAATTCCCAACACTTTGTAAAAAGCCTTTTACCTGATCCCAATTTTTAATAATCAAAACTGCTGCTACCGCTATTGCCGCCAAAACTCCTATAACAATACCTGCAGGGCTTGTTATAACTCCAATAATACCGCCAAAATTTGCGATTGTCTTTGTTATGGTTCCAAACATTCGCTGTGCTGTTCCTACTGCTGTAACAATTTTACCAAATACCATTATAGCCGGACCTATTGCTGCTGCTATGCCTGCCCATTTCATGATGTTATTTATTTGTGCATCACTCAAATTATTTATATACTCTACTGCCGTATTTATCCAGGAAACTGCCTGCTTAATGTATGGGAGTAGTTTATTGCCAATCGTTATTTCTGCGCCTTCAATTGCTGACTTTAATAGAGTTATTTGACCGTTCAAATTGTCAAGCTGTGTTTCCGCTTGCTGTGCAGCGCTTCCACCGGCTTCCTGCAATCCCTTGCTTAGCTCTTTTACTCTTTCACTGCTTGATGCAGTCATTTGATTAAATGCGTTCATACCGTTTGTTGTGAAAATGGTATTTTTTAAAGTATTTGCCTGCTGCTCACTCATTCCTTTTAACGCCTCTGACAATTCATCTACGACGGTGTTAAAATCCCTTGCGCTGCCGTCTGTGTTATATGCTGATACTCCTAGACTATCGAGTGCCTTCTTTGCTTCTGTCGTCGGAGCATACAAGTCTGTCATCGCTCTGTTTAAACTGGTTGCTGCCGTCTGACCCGTTACGTTCTGTTCCGCCATACGCAATAATGATAATGTTACACTTTCTGCGCTTTGGCTGTAATTCGCTGCTGTCGCTGCGCCATAGCTTATTGCCTCTCCCAACGACTCAACGTCTGTGCTTGCTAAAGTGGCACCCTTCGCCATTAAATCAGCGTATTTCGATGCGTTTGACATTTCATCACCAAAGCCTTTGACTGCGCCTGTGACATATGATGCAGAACTCGCCATATCCATAGCCCCTGCTGATGCCAAATCAAGTACGCTGCCTAATGCTTCGCCTATCTGCTTTGAGTTAAGACCTGCCATAGCAAGAACATTTATGCCGTCTGCGGCTTCACTTGCTGAAAAAGCCGTTGTCCTCCCCATCTGCTGCGCTAACTCTGATAGTTCACCTATATCGCCCTTAGTCACTCCCATTGTAGCGGCTACCTGTGACATTGCCGACTCAAAATCCGCCGCTGTTTTTACTGCTGCGGTTGCAACGCCTGCAATCGGTAATGTAATTGCTGTTGTTAGGGTTGAGCCGACATTTGATATTGTCTTGCCTGCACTTTGGATCTGTTTTCCGGCTTTTATTGCCTCATTTCCCATTTGGCGCATACTCTGTATAACTTCTTTTGAAGGTTTTGTAAAACCGTCAATAAATTGTATTGCCGTACTTATAACCCTGCCCACATCAATCACCTCCGAACGCTTTTTCTATTTCTTTATTTCTATCTTCTTTATCCCTTAATTCCTGCCTCATATATGCGCGTGCAATACGCTTTTGTCCTTCCGGCAGGTTCATATATTCAAACGGTTTCCAATTTTTAAAGCGATAGTGGAGGTAGTCCATTTGTACCTCCCTATCGCTTTCGATTAGTTTTTTACTTCTTCATCAGTTTTTTCCTCGGTTTCGAAACCGCTTAGCTTTGCAATTTCTGCCGAAATTCTGTTAATCTCACCTTTAAAGATTTTCTTTGCTGCATCTGCCGGTATCGCAACCCCCAAATGCCTTAATAAGTCCTCATTTTTGAGATCCGGATCCACAATTCCTGCGGCTGCAATTTTGGCATTTGTACTAAATGCCCTGCCAAAATCAACCTCCCCTTCATCGTCCAACCCGCTTGCGCTCAATGCACTAAAAAGATCGCCGTCTACTGCCTGTATCGTTACTTTTGCATCTGCACCTAAAAGTTTTGATAACTGTTTGCTTGTAAGTTCCTTTTTTTCTATCTTGTCAAATTCGCCTTTGTCTACTGCCAACAATTTTTCAACTAAATTCATGCTGTTATGCTCCTTTTCTTAAATAAAATAAGGGGCGACATTGCGCCCCTGTTGTCCTTTATTATGATTTGATTGTCTGCATCGGTTCCCAATCTTGGAAGGTAAAGCTATAGCTTTCTTCGCTTGTCTTGCCTGCCTCCCAGTCTGCAAGGATCATTTTGTCAAGCACACAGCCATAATATGCTACACGCTCTGCGCCGATTGCGTCGGGATCGTTTACATTTGATATAATAGTGTGTGTCGGTGTCTTTCCTGCTTTTACCGTATCGCTTACTTTGTTCATAACAAAACTGTTGATATGATGCAGTTTAAGTTCTCCTTTTGGTTCTAGTCCGGTTATCTTCTGACCGTCTACCAAATTTTGGCATTGTGTAATTGCTGTTTTCTTAAATGTTACCTCTGCTTTGCAGGCTGTAATCTGTGCCAAATAATCACCGTCAAACCAAACTTCGCCCCATGTTCCATTTATTACCTGTTCGGGTCTAAAGCCTTTTGCCATTGTCGTTTACCTCCTTCTTAGATATAAATAGGCATTTTGATCTCTTCAATCGCATCTAATATTTTTACATTTCCTGTTAGAAATACAAATGCGCCTGTGTCTGCCCTTATAATTTCTTCGTCGGTGCAGTCATCAATCTCTTTTGTCTCCGATGTATCTCCGTTGTCAATTGTTGCCTGTGAGCCTTTTCCCTTTAAATAATTTCTGATTGCATCTGCATCTAGCCCAACTGAATAGCTGCTAACTATTCCGTCTTTTTTCAACTGTGAAAAATAGCTGCTAATCGCCGATACAAGCAGGCACTTGTTATCATAGCTGTTTGCATACTTGCCTAAATAGCTATCCTGCGCCGTCTTTACAATATCATCGTTAATCATATCCATAGCCTCGACAATTTTAATCTTCTTAAAGCTGTCGCCCTTGCCGTCTATGGTTGTCACGAAGCTATTAACGCCCCTTACTACTTTTACCTTTTCGCCGTCATAAAAAAGTATAAATTCGCCCTTGTCTACTGGCTCGTCAATATCTGTTAATCTTGTGCAATCTGATAATTCAGACAGCGGCGCATAAGTGCAGGCAATCGTCATAGGTGTACCCGCAATCAATCCTGCAATTCTTGCGCAATACTGCTCTGCGGTGTAAACGGTGTCTACGGTTTTTTTGGCTCCGTCCTCTCCTGTTACCGTTTCCGTTTTTACATTCCTGTCTGTTGTAAAATTGATGACTCCTTCGTTGTCTGCCGGTGTGTTTGGCAAAACAGCTTTGATTTTCTTTTTCTTGTTTGCTCTCATGGTTTTAATCCATGCTGCAATATCCTGTGCTTTTTCGTCTGTTTCTACCGTTGGTATCGCCAAATAATCAAATTTGATTGTTTCCGATGCCTCCATAGCCTTTTTATATCCGGCTTCGATTGCCTCTTTGTCCGCATCCTCTGCAATTCCCATGCAATATACAAGCACCTTTTTTGGTGCGTTTGTATATCCAATCATTGCAAGTTTTACCTGCTCTACTGCCGTATCTGACAGCCCCGCAGGTATATCACTTTCTAATACTACCGTTGTCGGGTTTACTGCGGTTGCAGGTAATGTGTCTTTAACCCACAACATGACAATCCCTCTTTCGCCTCTTGTGATTGCCGATATTGCCTTCTCAATGAAACTAATGTCAATACTTGGTGCGCCCATTTCTTAACCTCCTTCTTATCCTTGTGTAATATCTACACTTAATCCTGTTGCTATCGGTGCCGTATTTACCTTTTGCGTATTTTCGTTATAATCAACATCAATACTAATCTGCAAAATGTCTTGATACTCTCCGATGTAGTCATGTGAAAAATCGCCGATTGTCAGCTTTCGCTCTCCAACACAAAAAATAAGCCCGAAAAGGTCTTTTATCTCATCTACCTTTTCAAGCTGATCTAATTCGTTCTTTTCCTTTTGAAAATATGTTATTTTGATTGTAAATCCGCCTTTGGCGAAATTTTTTGTTTCTGCGCTGCTGCCCTTATCCAAAATCTCTGTAAAAAAACATGGTGCTGCATATCCTTCTTTGATTTCTTTTCCGTATATCTTATACTTATCGGG